CGCGTACTTTCTTTTTTCGGATACAGCTTGAACAAGTATGACTTCAATCTTCTTTTATCAAAGGAAACCTCAGTCATTTCTACTTGATCAAACTTTGCCAAAGCTTTATTCAAAGGTGAAATTATCTCACCAGTATCCGATGTAAAATCACTCAAATGAGTAGGAATACATGTTGGCAACCCAGCCCATCCATAAAGCGCACTTCGTTTAAACTTGGAACGCTTTGGATGATGATATGCCAACTCGCCAGGCACTATCTCATCAACCTTCAACGGAAATTCACACACGTTACTCTGAACTTCAAAGCCCAACAAAGTATTGAAAAATTCTTGAGTAATTGGCATTGCCGAACTAAATCGTGGACCCTTACCAAGATGCATACCAATAATTTGAACTTGCCCTTGAGGTCCTTGAATAGCTATTAATGAACCAGACTGACCCTTAATAGTATCGTAATAATAATTTATGGGCGATTGTATTACAAAAGTAGTTCCAACACTATGGTATGATAATACTGTAGTATCAATGGCTTTATTAGCTCTTAAAGCATAAGGAATCAATTCTTCATCAATATGCAATATTTTCAATGGATATCCAGGTTCAATAGCAAATGTATGCTTCTCATCTATTAAAAACTTATATAATGCTGGAGGAAGGTTAATCTTTCTTGGAATGCGACCAATAACCATGTCTTGTGGTCTATCATTATCATCTAAGACATGTATAACATCCTCAAATTCGAAAATTTTACACGATCCACTCTGCCATTTTAACTCAAATTCAGTGTGAGCTCCCTCATTAACACTAAAATAAAAATGGGCAGGCATTGCTACATAACCATCTTTAATATGGAAAGCATTTGTTGTCTCGCACTTGTATGAACTATATCCGCCATCATTGTCCTCACTGTAAGCCCAACCTGCAATCAAAATTTGACACTTTGAAACATTCCTTGTAGCACTATTCATAAATGCTTCTTCATCAGCTTGTGTCTCAAAATTTTTATCGTCCAACTTCTTCGCCTTAACCTTACGAACATGCATAAGCTTATTACGAGGATGTTTGACACTAAACTTTTTATCAAATGTTTGAACTACCAGCTCAGGAAATAGTAAACCATAAATATATGTACTAAATGAACTAAGTGAATAATAAATTAATGCTAACAAAATAAACACAAAAATCCATATTAAGCATTCTTGTTCCTCAGTTAATATCCCAAAAACTTGTTTAAAACACCACCCTATCATAGACATACGTTGATTAACCTCTTTAATAATCCCCTCATCTCCTGTTTGTGCAAGAGCAATTGTTTGAACTTCAAAGTCTGGATATAATTCACGTAAACGACTCTCTGAATATTTATATGTTGAATTTTGTTCAATTTGTATCTTTCTTAGGCGAATAAGCTCAGGCAACAATTCCTTAGCAGTAAAACTCTTTCCTTCTAAGGATAAATCAAAAGAACATCTATCAACACGGAAAACATTCATGTGAGCTTCACTCTCATGCTTATCTTCTCGATGTAACACTAAATGAAATCGTCTCACCATTGCTTCAGGATCAGTTAGACCAACACAAAATTTGGCAAGACCTATGCCCTTATTAGCAATATTAGTAGATCCAAAAATAAAATCAGAATCAAAGAACACAGTTCCCTTAGTGCCAAAAGCTTGAGGTAAATTATAAGCAGAAGTGTTAACCATATTAATAACAGCTGAAGCCTCTGCAGCTCGCTTAGTAACATCAGTCTGAACAAACATATCATCCAAATCAACAAACTTTTGCTGAGCATATTTTTCCCAAAAGTCGTCATCCTTATTATAAACATACACCATCTCAGGAGAAAATACTTGTTTATAGTAAAATAAAGATAAACCACTCTGAAAATAATTCTTAGTGGACGTCTTACCAACGTTTGGAGGACCCGTAAATAATATAAAGAATGGCTCAATTCTGTTATGAGTAGAACCAATTAAAGAAGAACACATCTTAAAAATTCTCTCAAACTTAACCATTTTAGTACTATAAACTTTTTGCAAATAACTGGGCATAGTCTGCATACGCATATCAACAAGACAATCATTAGCTATCTTATATTCAGCAATAACTTGCTCCATAAGCTGTTTGTTTACAATATATTCTTCTTCACGTACAGGAAGTGCATCAACCATCTTAATAATATTGTATAACTTTAATCCAAATTCAGAAAAATTTGCATCCAATGGATCATAAGCTATAAACGTTCGAACCAACATTCTACATATCGAAACAAAAACATCAATAGTCTCAGATGTAACTTTTTTAACGTGATTCATATACACAAACTGGGCATTAGCTTGTCTCAATTCTGCTTCAGTCATATTATTCAAAAAACTGCCAGAAAACAAATTTGTAAAACTACTAAAAGCCTGTTGTATAACATTATTCTGAGTTTGAAAACCACATGAAGTGATTATATGCTCCAAATCTTCACGATTACGTGCACTACTTCTGTACCAACGCTCATATTGTCTGTAAGTTCCAGTATCCATATAATACTCTCTACCTTCAATAATGACATAAGCAGAAGGCTTTTTAAAAAATTCAAGAATAGCATCAAAATTTATAAAAGATATCTTAATTACTGAGTCTGAACGTGATATTAAAAAATTTGAGAGCCACTCCATACATGCAGATTTATTACCTTTAATTGCATGATACAAAGCGTGCAAAATACTTTTAACTTCAAGCAAAACAACCTTATATTCATCCTTAAAAATATTCTGCCAATCCTCAAAAACAATCAAATGACTCCTCATTTTTTTTTCTACCACTTCAGCTTTTTCAAACAAAGTGTTAAACCGTGAGCACCAAAGTAAACATCGGTCAATGAACTTACGCGCAACAACAAACTTATCTACTAATATTAAAAAAGATATCAAGAGCATAAAAAAACTTCCGTAAAAAAAGCTATCACTCTGACATTCAAAATCCTGCTGATATTTCTCAAATCGCATTTTCTTAATATTAACAGACTTTTGCTTTTTATTACACTTCATATTCAATTCCACCACTTTATTATGATTTTTAAAATCACGCCAAAATGTTCTTATGACATCTTTGTTAACATCATTAGTTATTTGTTCCACACTCTCTTCATTTATAAATCTTGCCTGCACGCCTGGTGAGCGCATATGATTCTTAAAAACCTTTATGCGCTCTAAACGCATATCTTCTATTTGAGATTTAGACATTTTAGACACTTCAAAATATTCTTCACTGTATTCCAAAATCTGGCGTCTAACCTCTAATATTGACTCTAAAAATATCGTAAAAGCTCTGACCTCATCATTAATTTCATAATAAAAAATTGATGGAGGCAACCATGGAACAACCCAAGACATATTACTAACATCATAATCATTAAGATCAGCAGCACTAGATCCAACTTTTGGAACAAAGCACTTGTGCCTCATAAGTTTGATAATATCAGTTGTCGACATACCCCGTGCAACGTAAT